CAATTGCTTTAAGCTCCACGGTTTGAGTAATGCACACATTGCTCCTGTGTTGTCAAGACTTGAAGGTTGGCTATTAGATTTTGAAGACGCTTATCATAAACGATGTGAACAGGCCGTTGAAGGTTACTCACATGTTAAGCGTACAGTTCTTCGCCGGCGGATCAAGTTGGTACAGGATATGATTGCTGATCTTGATCGAGTCAAAGCTTCTGCTAAAGCAACCCGTAAGACCCGTGCACCAAAACCAAGAGCTGCTGATAAGCAAGTATCAAAGCTTAAGTACCTGAAAGAAGATAATGAATTTAAGATTACTTCTATTATACCAATCACTATTATTGGTGCAATGAGGTTGTATGTCTTCAATGTCAAAACGAAAGAATTGACAGAATATATTTCAAGTTCTGCAAAGGGATTTGAAGTAAAAGGTACATCCCTACAAAATGTAGGAGAAGAGTCTCGTAAAATCAAACTAAGAAAGCCCGAAGAGATTCTTCCTATCGTGCAGACAAAAACTCCAAAGCAGGTTGATAATACATGGCAAACTTTGACTACAAAAACAAATTCACCAAATGGACGGCTCAACTCGGATTGTGTATTGCTGCGAGTGTTGGATCGGTAAACGCTCAAAGTATCACAAATATTACTGGTAGTGAATTTCAATGTTTAATTCAGAATGGATACTTTGAAGCTCGTTCAGATGGATATGCTTCGGTTATGGGTGTTACTAATGTAGTACTCAATAGAACCGAAGATTCTCGGTATCCCGACGATATCTGTTCAGTAGTATATCAGGGTAGACAAGACTCCAATGGTAATATGATTCGCAATCAATGTCAGTTTAGCTGGTATTGTGATGGAAAGTCGGATCGAATGATTAACGAAGAATTAGAAAATAAAGTTAAGATAGTGGTTCGTGAAACACTTGCTTTATGGTATAACAATATTGATATTACAGAAGGGGCAACACACTATCATGCTAACTATGTCAACCCAACCTGGGCAAAGACTCTCAACTACACTACACAAATCGGAACTCACAAATATTATCGTTGGAACTAATTCCAGTATGTTAGAAGGTAAGATACTCACAAAGAAACGTTTCTCTCAAATGGTAGAGAAAAAGGTAATGAAGTTTGAGTTACCTTATATGGATGCAATCTTAGAAGTATGCGAAGAGCTGGAATTTCCAGTAGAAGATGTGGCAAGGGTGATTACCCCTAACCTCAAAGAAAAAGTGACCGCGGAGGCTCAACGTCTTCGTATGATTAAAGACTCTAACACTGCAACCTTACCAATATGATTATGGAACCATACGACGCTTTTCGCTTTTATCAATCTATGAAGTTACATTTTGAATCTGATAGTTATGATGCTATCAAATACAATTATAAAACTTCTGTAAAGCCACAATCTTTTTGGAAACGAAAAGATAAGTATTTCTTTGCAAAGGTTGGTAAGAAATTTAATGATGTGCATGAGCTCATTAATTACTATGCGGCCCACTTTATTCAAGATAAAACTTGGATTGGTGAAATGTTAGAAGATGAAGACATTTATAAGTCTTATCAGAAGCGTATGCAATCATTAGGTTATACATTCGAAAACGATATGAATACACTAGTCTGGCTTGGCAGTTTAGATCAAGTGTTAGACTCAAAAGATGGACATCCAAAAATTATTACTGCTTACCTTGGTGGTGATATAAATATAGAGTCAGTAGTAATTCTGAATCAATTAACTAAATTCATGGATCGTGCTGATAAAGAAATAACCGAAACTATCGTGTGGCCAGATGTCTCACGTAAGATTCGTAAGTATTCACCTTTTGTTCAATATGATTTAGAAAAAGCTAAAAATATTGTGCTTAGGGTGTTTACACCAGAGTGATTTTGGTGTATAATAGTTTATATTATGTGACAGTGGATAATTCAGTAAATACAAAAACATACGGAGAAAATATATGTCTTTTTCAAATCTAAAGCGTAACCGCGGTTCTATCGATGCACTCACTAAAGCAGCAGAAGCTGCAGGTGGTGGTACCCAACAACAAAAATCTTATGCAGATGAGCGTTTGTGGAAACCAACAGTCGATAAAGCAGGCAATGGTTATGCAGTAATTCGTTTCCTACCAGCACCCGAAGGCGAGGATCTCCCTTGGGTTCGTTATTGGGATCACGGTTTCCAAGGACCATCAGGTCGTTGGTACATCGAAAATTCTCTTACATCAATTGGTCAAAATGATCCAGTATCTGAAATGAACTCAGTGCTGTGGAATTCTGGTCGTGAAGAGGATAAGCAAATTGCTCGCGATCGTAAGCGTCGCTTGCATTATGTAGCAAATATTCAGGTTGTTTCTGATCCAGGTAATCCAGACAATGAAGGTAAGGTATTCCTTTATAAGTTTGGTAAGAAAATCTTTGATAAGATTATGGATGTTATGCAACCACAGTTTGCCGATGAAGATCCAGTGAATCCATTTGATTTCTGGGAAGGTGCGAATTTCAAACTTAAGATTCAGCAGGTTGCGGGTTATCGTAACTATGACAAATCTGAGTTTGCAAATGCCTCTGCTCTTTCTGATGATGACGAAAAGCTAGAAGGTGTTTATAATCGTTTGTATAGCTTGCAGGATTTCCTCGATCCTAAGAACTATAAAACTTACGATGAACTAAAAGCTAAGTTGAATGCCGTTCTTGGTCAAGAAAGTATGGTAATGACTACAGCTGAGTCGGTATCACTTGATGAACCAGCTCCATCTCGTTATGAACCAGTAGAAGCATCACCTGGAGTAACAAGTAACTCAGTATCAGAAACATCTGATGGTGAAGATGATACATTGAGTTATTTCCAAAAGTTGGCATCAGGCCAATAAGAGAAAAGGGACCCTTCGGGGTCCCTTTTTTTATCAGTATGAGAAGTTTACAAAGTCTCGTTTAAGGAAGTCATCAGGTGTAATACCTTGTTGGATAGTATAACTTGAAGTAGAAACATTGTTTGTATTATTCGAAGAACTATTACTTCCACCTTGTATAATCATTGGTCCACCCATTCCACCATATTCACCAGCACCAGCAGCAGACTTAGCGTTCATAAGATCGTTGATTGCCATTAGGACTTTACCTTGTGGAGAATCAAGAGGTGCTACAATCTCAGCACCGTGTAACATAGCTAATCCACCAGAAGCTGGGGCATTCATAAAGCCACCTTTATTTGCTTGTGGAAGTTCAGCTAATTGGGCTCTAATAGCAGCAGCTTCAGCTTCAAAATCTTCTCTAGTATCATTAGTAAGAGGATTATCAAATTGCTCAGCCGCTGGCAATGCATTTGCCGCAGCAGCTTCCATTGCTGCTAATTGATCTATCAACTCTGCTCTTTGATCTTCAATAGAATCAGGCTTCATCCATTCGGGTAACATAGAAGTAAGTGAAGCTTTGATCTCTGCAAATGATGGCAAGAAATCAAATAGATCTGTAAAGAATGATTTTACTTTTTCAATAGTAGAATCAAACAGTTGTTGGATTACACCCTTATCCTCTTCACCAGAAGACCAACTAAACATTCCAGTGAACCATTCTTTAGTTGCGGCCCATTTACCTTTTACGAAATCAGTAAGGTTAGTCCATCCTTCAGATAATCCTTCAGATGCCCAAGAGAAAAGACCTGTAAACCAAGTTTTTACATTATTAAACGCATTAGTCACAAACGTAGTTAATGTCCATTCGCCATCTTCGCCAGTACCAGCTTCAGATCCCCATGTGAATAGACCTACAATCCAATCTTTTGCGGAAGTAAAAGCATCTTTTACTAATGTTGAAAGTTTGAATGGTTCTTCTGGATTTCCCCAGCCAAATAGACCTTGGATCCAAGCAATTGCTTTATCAATTGGAGAATAGAGTATATCAATTAATCCACCTTCGCCAACTAACCCATTCCACGCTTGTTGTAATGCCGCAACCGGGTCTGTAAATAAAGTTCCAATCCAATTGAAAGCTCCTTTGACCATATCAAAGATTGAGCCAATAGAATCACTAATTAATGTTGAAAAAGAAAATTCATTTAGAGTAGCTTCAGCATTTTCAAATCCAAACTTACCAGCAATCCAAGCTACAGCGCTTTTTAATAAATCTAATGGATAACCAACAATAGTGGTTAATAATCCAGAGATACCACCTTCGAGTCCACCCAATATGCCACCTTCTTTGAAGCCATCAATTGCTCCTTGAATAGCACCAATGGCTCCAGTAATAATTGTAAATGGAAGAAATAGTCTGCCAAAGATTTTTACTAAACCACCAAACCGGCCAGCTAATGCTCCAATAAATCTGCCGACTTTTGAAACAGCTCGTATTATTCCTCGGACACCTTTTACTAATGAACCTACTAAACGAATAATACGTCCACCAAATAGTATAGCGACAGTGCCAACAATAGCAGC